GGTGGCACAGAAGTAGTTGGCACGGGCGGTGGTGACACCAATACGGGTGGCGGCACTGTAACTGATGCAGAAGTCGATGCGGTCACTGAAGTAATCACAGGTGGCACTGACGAGACTGATGTAGATGACACAACCACCACGCCTTATACGGGCGCTGATGGCTTGATCTACAACCCGGATGGCACTCTCTATGAAGGTGAGTACACCTACAACGGGGTAACATATATTCTTTCTGGCGGTCAGGTTGTCGGCACGGCAGGCGTCGAAATAGATTATAGTGGTGGTGGTTCGACGGGATCGGGCGACGGGTCAGCAGGCGGTGCGTCGGGCAACGCAGATTTCGTAGATACAAACCAAGACGGTGAAATATCTCAGCTCGAGCAGGAGATCGCAAACTTACGGTCTCAGTTGGCTCAGTTAACAGGGTCATCCACTAACGAAACATCGGGGATGACGCGAGAAGAGATAATAGCTGCAATCAATTCTGCCATGCAAAACTATAACTCAAGTAACTATGATCCGCTTGCGTTTATGAACGCATTCGGATTTTCAACTAACCCGACCTTCTTTGGGAACACAATCTCAACTATGTCTGAGGATGGTGTTTATCGGCGTCAAGCGGTTAAGGACCGCGACACTGGAGAAATTCGCTACGTCAATGTTCCGATCAATCCTCAAGGCGGTATAAACCCTTACCGAAAAGAGCGCCGTGGTGGTTTTGGTAGCTTAATATAAGGAAGCCGCTATGAGCTTTTCATCAATAATCGACGCAATCACCGATAACCCTCTCGATGCTATAGAGGGCATTCTTAAAATCCGTGGGGCGGTGCAGTCTAACAACGCTGCATCTGCCGCTGGTGACGCGAGCGCAGCATTAACTGCGGCTGAGATTGACAGGAACAATGAAATCGCAGCCCTGTATGCAGAGGGCGGCACTCAGCTTGAGGACAACATTCGGCGCTTGCTGGACGAATACGGTTCCTTTGGGCAAATAACCCCCGATAAAGTCGACACGTTCAAGGAATACTTTGCAGATCAAAGGTCTGCTGAAGAAGCGGCTAACGTCGCTACAGTCGAAGACATGACTGAAATAGATGAGATGCGTCTCAAGGGCTACGAGGGCGCTTTTAGAGAGTACGCAGATCAAAGGCTCGGCGGCGCAGAAGATACTGTCTACGGGCGTGATGCTATTGGCTCCAACGCAGCTCCGCAAACCTTGGACTTTGCGAGGATGCAGGACGGGCTAACGCAAAAGTTTATGAGAATGCGGCAGTCAAACACGGCTCGCGCAATGGACGAACAATACTCCAGAGTTAATGCTCGTATTCCTGAGGGAATGGAAAATTCCACCTTGCGCGTTCAAATGGAGCGGCAGTTCACAGACATGGCAGCTCAACGGGCTAACGAGGATATGTTGGCTGCTGTAGGTGATGCGCAGCAATACATCTCAGGCTTGCAGACTGCGGCGTCTAATCAGCAGAATATGACTAATGCAGAGCGTAACATGCAGCGTAACCTAGTATCGGATACTATGCAGTACGCAACGCAAGGTCTAACCAATACTATTAATGCTGGCACATACGGTTCGGGCTATGCTCAAAACATTAACGCTCAACGCGGCATGGCTATTGATGAGCTAAAAGCGCAGCAGGGTATGCGGAATAACACTGCGATGTCTGATTATCTAAATGGGCTTTCTACTGTTGGGGCTGAAAACAAACTTGCCAATAGCTTTATCGGTCAGGTTCAGCAACTTGCTACGGCGCCGTACACATATGCGGCACAGGGGCAAAACTCCATCGACAACTCCAACGCCTTCACAGCGCTTTCGGATGCAGCCACTAACGCTAATGCGCTGGCAAGTAGCAACGCATCATCAGCCGGGAAGTGGTACAACGACTTCAAGATGAATTATTTGTAAGGACTTCGTGATATGGTTTTTAATTTCGGAGCGTTTGATGCAGGCGTAAAGCAAAGTAACGATGAGTTTAAAACTCGGCGTGCAGAGAACGCCGCGCTTTATGCTGACTTTATCAAAAGCAACCCGGACGCTTCAGTTGATGAGCGGGCGACCTTCTCCGAAAACCTTGGTGGCAACAGTAACTTTCTAAAAAATGCTCTGCCATCACGCGACCTTATGGAAAAAAACGTAGCTCGCAGGCAGCAACAACTTGCTTCGGCTGCAACGGCTCGCAAGCAGGCTGCATTACAAAACAATATTAAGATCGCAGGCCAGTTAGCCGGCGTCTACGGCAACGCCTACATCTCGGGTGGTGAAGAGGGTGCTCTTTCTGCGGTAAAGGAACTAGCGGGTGATGTATTGCCGGAAGCCGCTCTGCCTCTCGTACAACAATTCGGGCGCACCAAGGCACAAGAAATAGTAAACCAGCGTATGCAGCCGAAGTTCGACAACTGGAAATTGGCGGGAGCATCTCCCTCCGATATACAGGCTTGGCAGGCCACGGTGTCAGAGGGTGCGCAGGATTTACTTGCGCCTTGGACGCAGCAAGCGAATGCTACTGTTTCAAGTCTACAGGCTGCGGAATACCGGCAAGCATCGGCAGATGCTACATCCGTCGTAAATAGTAGGGACGAAACAAAGGTTAATAACTTCGTAACCCCAGCCAATGTGAAAGCTCTCTACCCTCACCTAGACGCAGCGGGCGTTCAGAAAGTAATCGCTGAGACTAACGCAAAGTACGAGGGCTACAAAACAGTACGGGCAGAGCAGATTTCAGCGGCAACGAAGTCGGCTACGGCGAGCGCACAAAGCCAAATTGCACAAGGCGAAATCTTGAGCGTAGAAGAAGCAGTTCGCCTGATTGAAGAAGCAGGTCGCAAGATTGATCCTAACTATAAGCTGGGCGCAGACGAAACTCGTGCGTTAGAGAACTCCTTGCAAATAAGGCTGAGGCAACAAAACAGCGCTGCTGATATGGTGGAAAATCAAGAGTTATTGAAGGACGCTCAAGAGGCAACTGTTGGTCAATTCGTAGCTGGTGGCGATCCCGGTAAGGTCTCAGAAGTAATCGAAGAAGTTCAGTCTAGGGCGGAGGCGTTTGTCGTTAAAGACGGTCCAGACGCGAAAGTCTTAGCTGGTAGCGCAGTAGCAGCTACCGAGAAGTTTTCTGAAATGTACGGCGTACCTATAAATAACGCTTTTGTATGGTCGGCTTTATCAGATACAGCCTTAGACTTTGCCAAAGCTACAGGATCAAATGATCCGCTGAAAGTATCTGACGGTGTTATGCTTGCCGCTGCGGATCGTGCAATGCGTAATTTGCAGGGACCGCAAGGTCAGGCCTACAAACTAGCTCTTGCGGATATGGGTGTAGGTAGTCTCAATGACGCGAAAGAAGCTGGCATTGCCTCTCAGTTCGCAACTTCATATCAGGCGGCACTACAGAAAGTTACTGTTGAGTTCAAAGATGTCATCGAAGCTGGCGTCTACAACCCTGAGCTCATCAAGGGTAAAATTGTCGAGGATGTCGACACTGCCAAGTCTTTAATTGCTACGATTATCCAAGCGGGCGAAGATGGGCAGACCGCCCTTCAACGTGCGCAAGCTGTTGTAGATACGGAAGCAAGTGCAGATAACTTACCCTCTATTGTCGACGGAGTTTATGACCAAGAGGTTGCGCTGGCGAAGCACTCAGGAGACCTCTACGAGACAATGGCAATGCTGAAAGATCGCAAGCGTCGGGCTGAAGCTAGACTTTTGGCAAAAGAGTTCCAAACAGTTGAGATGATGCCTAAACTAAAAGACGCTCGCGATGCGATCCAAACCATCAATGCGCAGATGCAAGAGGCTGAAACTCTATACAACCAGATAAATCAGCGACGTACTCAGCTTGGGCAAAAGGGCATGGTTGCGATCAAGGGCAACGCGAGAGCGAATGAACAAAACCTAGAAGCCATCGCTGACATGATCGGGCCAATGGCGCTACGGTCAGGTAGTTCTTCTAGCGAACAAATAGCAGCCGCCAAGCAAATGATTGAAAGCTCAATCGGAGATGACCCCGAGGTAAACCCAGATGTTATGGAACGCATTATACTTGCTATGGTTAAGGTCAACCTAGAGCTAGAGCCTGAACTTCCAGAAAACATCAAGGTTATGATTAGCCGCCTCGGGCAAGCCTCACTTCCACAAGACCCATACCAGCCCTTTACCGGGATGGGACCAACTGGGTCATTGATTGGAGTTATACCCTAAGTTTCACTAAGGACGACATCAACCGGGTGCTCCCCGTATTTTAGCTTTATCGAGTTAAATGGAGCACCCGATCATGGCACGCAAGGCGTCTGAATTATTCGGCGGTATCAATCCCGCTAACCAGCAAGAAGATTATCTCAACAAATCCGGCGTCGACCTCATTACGGACCCTAATGCGATCCGCGATGTACGCTCTTACTATGAGGGCAAGGGCGAGACGTTTTCATCCGACAGCGAGATGTGGGATAATTTCTATAGCGACCGACGCTGGCGCGACACCAACTCTCTTTCCATGGCTAAAGGCGCAGCAGAGTACGCATTAGCTGGTAGTAGCCAAGAGCTACATTCTCGACTTTCTAAGATATGGTCAAACGCGCCTTCTCGCGGCGGCTTCTTTGATAAAGTAATCGACTACGGTGCAGCGGGCGCTCTCGATCCCCTTAACCTTCTAGCCGGTGCTGGCGTAGCGAACAAAGCCCGCGTCGGGTATAATGCCGCTCGTGCAGGTAGAGCCACGATGGATCAAGCCATCAAGGCTGGCACTAAGGCTGGAGCGGTCCAAGGCGCTAAGACGGAAGCTGCTATTAACGCGGGCGTTGGCGGCGCATTCGACGCAGCCCAACAGGCAACAGAAATTCAACAGGGCGTATCGGATGAGTTTAACCCGTTGCGCACGGCAGCATCCGCAGCATTGGACGGTACTATAGGTGCAGCTTTTGGTGGCGTATTCGGCGCTTACCAAGGGAAAAAGGCAGCTACAGACGTTACTAACTGGCGTGCAAATACGTCAGTGGGCAATGACATTGTTCGCAGAACGCAACGCCTCGATGCAGACATCCGCGCCCTAAACGACGAATACACCAAGTCGGTAGAAAAGGGCGAAGACGCAAGCGACATCTTTGAGCAAATGCAGGAGATGAAGGATGAGCGCAGAACGGTCGGAAAGATCGAGGAGAGCTTTGACCAATTCGACAAAGACCTTGATGATTTAGCTCGGCAAGCGCAGACCGCTCAGGCGGAAAGCCCCGACGCAGACATCTCTGACCTACAAGCTAAGTACGATGAAGTCATGCGTACTCGGGCAGAAGCATTCGGCAAGCCCGTAGATGATATAGTCGACGACCTAATGGCTGCATCTAAGGTAGAACCCGAGGCGCCAAAAACTGCCGACCCAGAGATAAACCCTACACAAGCAGCCCCCGATGACGCAGCTACGGCTACGACAGCAGGAGTAGAAACACCTACGACTACAGCTCGCACGCCAAATATAGACGCCGAAGAAGAAGTCGCTGCTGCTGCTCAAGCTACTGCTGAAGATGTAGCTCCGGCTGCTGAAGCTACGACGGCGGAGGTGAAGCCTTTACCTGAGATCAAGTTCGGTAAAAATGCGCAGGTCGAACGGTTAGTAAAAGAAGGTAAGATTACTGTCGATGAGCTTGGTCGATTGGTCAACGATGGCGAATTGGAAACCATATCGAATGGGTCGATAAAGGCTCGGTACGGTAAGGGTGTAACTGCCTACAAGAAAGTGCAGGAGTACATTACTCGTAGAGACGCAGGCGCTCAAGCCGAGGCGTCACCTACCCCTACGGCTACTGCGGAAGTTGCTCCCGGTAAGTTTCCTATAGAGGACGCTGTAGTAGAGCGCCCAGCTCAAGACTACGACATGATGGCGGATGAGCAGTTTGAAAAGCTCTACGACCAATTTGCCGGAGCTGACGCCACTTGGTCACAAATGGTTCCAAAGATTTTGGGCGTGGCTAAGGGGGAAATGGACGCTCAGGTTTACCGACGTGTCGCCGCTAAGTTCAATACAGTTATGGAGCTTGAGAAGTTGGGTAAGTCTGCCCCCAACGCAAAGCAAGTAGACCAGCTCCGCGCAAAATTCCTTGATCGCGAAGGCGTCACCTCTCCCGATGTGGATGGCGGAACAATAAAGCGTTCTGCTGACGGCACTGCAAAAGTATCGGACGCACTCGAGAGTGGGCCAGTTACCGCAGGTCGTACAAGTGAGGGTAAGATACAAGGTATCGTGCGCTCCGGGTATTCCACAGGCAGTGAAGACGGTCGCACCGTACTAAGCGCGGCAGACGTACCAGACGCTCAAGCTCTGAGCGAAAAAGGTGCAGAGGCCGTTAAGGCTCGGGCGTCTATGGATCGCCAGCTTGGCAAAGAGAAGTCTATCTACACATTTGAAGCGTCTGGCCGCGAACGTCGTGGCAGCATCGCAGACGGTGATCGCCTGCAAAAAGGTACAGCGGCTTACTATGTACCGAACGCTAAGAAGTATTTTGCTTCTGAAAAGAATGCCAAGAAAGCAGCAGGCATACTGGGTGACGATAACTACGAAGTCATAGCAGACGCAGCAAAAAGCCAAGACAAGCCTATAGTTTTGACGGATGAGCATTACGCTCGCGAGAAGAACGCAATCGACGCTAAGTTTTTCTCTGATGAGAATATGACTACTGAAGATCATTCAGCACTTATGAAAGAGTTGGATGATCGCGCAGTAGGTACTTCGTCTGAGGCAGCATCTACTCCAACACCAAAGGCGGAAGTTCTCCCTGATATAGCGGGTGAAAGCAACGGCAAGATCATTGCGGCTATACCTCGCGATACAAACTCAAAATACAAAACTGCACGCATTATTAGCGCAAGGCAACTTGCTGACGGTAAGGGTCTCAACGCCTTGCTGGGTAAAGAGGCTAGGGACAACTGGTTCATTGGTTATCTTGACCCATCCATGCGTAACAAAAAATCTAACATCGAGCTTCTAAAGTCTGAGCTGGACCCCATCGACACTAAAAATTCTACAGGTGTAGAGCGGGCTGTAGAGCCAGAAGTCAAAGACGTTCGCGCTCCGATAGATGCAGATAGTGCTGACTTTACAGATGGCAGCAAAGGTATTGATCTAGCCGAACTGACACAAGAGGAGAGAACAGGCCTTTATCTTGCCCTCAAAATGTCGACCAGTTTGAACGTCGGGAAGTCAGTCAAGACAGGCAAAGACATTCGCTTGTCAGATGTCATTACATTAGAGGACATGAAGGAAGGTAACTTCTCACTACAGCAATTGGACAAAATCCTTTTTTCTGCTGATAACTTCTCGTTCCGAGACAAGATCACGCTCAACGGCCAAGAGGTTGATCCGGGTGAAGACGCACGAATGCTCGCTTTGACGACAGTATTCGCATTGCGCAAAAGCATTGCACCTAACGGAATACGTCGACCAAAAGCGCTTGTAAAAGATACCATCGAAGACTTGAACACACGCTTTGACAATTTCAGCGTGAAAGATAAGCAGCAAATTGGTCGTATGTTTGAGCTAGTTGCTGACGAGGACGGCATGGGCCCAGCGCTGGGCGACACTCTGCCAGAGGGTGCGGGCGAGAGCATGGGTATGTATGGCTCCCATGACAATAAGATCCAACTTCAAAACCAGACGTACACCGACATCAATGGTGGATCTCCTACCTTTGTCGCCGCGCACGAGCTAGGCCATTGGGTATATAGAAACCTTATGGACGACGAAGACATCGCTACGTTCTGGGGTGCTATCCGCAAACAGTTTGTAGAAGAGGGCAAAGGATTAACCGACGAAGGCTACGAGAAGATTATTTCCCGTCAGCCTTGGGGTGATAACCAAACAGACTTCAATCGCCCTAATGAATATTTCGCAAACCAGTTTGCTCTTTATATGAACCGTCGCCACGACATGATGATGTGGCCTGATCGCTCGTTTTGGGATAAGGTTACTCAGCTTGCAAAGCGCGTGTTTGAGCGCTTGAGCGGCAAGGCTACCTACGACGAAACGCTTGAGCCTTTGTTCGATAAACTGATTACTCGCCAAGATGAGAAGGCACGGGTTACTTATGCTATTCCCGTAGAGCCTAAAACCAGCTTGGGTAAAACGGTTCGAGCTAGGTACGCAATGCTTGGCGAACATGCTCTTGAGGCGACCCGACGGCTTGAGATGGATGACATAGAGAACTTTGCATTCTCGATGAACAAGATCGCTGATGAATTTAACTCAATGGCAACTACAGAAAAAGGCGCAAAGATTATCGCCGTCAAGAAGGGTGAGCCTTACAACCCAGAATACACTGGCGTTCTCGAGGCTATCAAACCCTTAGCTCCTCGGATGCGTAAGGCAGCACGCTTGATTAAAAGCGTAACGGGCCGCTACGACCAAAACATTAATCAGTCCGGGGCCGACGAAATATCAGGCACAGCATTCTTTGCTGACATGGAAGACGACCTGAAGATGATTATCGGCGATGAGGGCATCATCCAATTGGTCGATGACGTTTTAGAAAAGCTGAATGAGGTCCACCAGTCCGTAGAGTTTGGCGACGTTCCAGAATATAAAATGTCCCGAGAAACTGCTGACTTGCGCCGTCGCGTAGGAATGGAGAAGATAGCTAAATCTCTCTCCATGAAGAAGTCTATCCGCGCATTCCGCGCAGAGAAGGCACGCAACAAAAAGTTTGCGTCTGCTATGGTAGAAGAGGCAAAGCGCAAAGCTGATCCTCAGGCTATAGATAAAAACGCTGACACCGCTAATATAAATCCAGATGAAGTAGATATGGTTACGGCGTCTCGTGAGTTCCAAAACCAGATTGATAGTAGCGGCAAACTTACCAAGCTAGGCAAAGCACTGTCTCGCCGGGTAGCCCATATCTTAAATACAGAAGGTGCATTGGCATATCGCCGTCGTACATATTCTGACCTTAACAATGCGGAGCTGTACCTACGGTACGGTCAGGCAATCGAGAAGGGCAACATCGAGACAATCGAGAAGCTGGCATACGAAATACAAGTTCGCACCGCCCCTCCTGAGATCGAGAGCCCCAGCGTAGGATTTGCAATTCAAGCCGAACAAGACTTGCGTGTAGGCGTACCTTCAGAGACAGGCATCCCAGCGGGCGCAAACTACATGATGCGCAACGCCTTACGGGCAATCACACACAGGACTGAGCCTGAGCTGCACGCAGCAAGAACTATGGCTAATCGTCTTGGTCTCCTCGGGCATGACTTCAATGCGGATGTAACATCAGACGCATTTAAGTCCTTCCGTAAAGAGGTTCGTCAATTAGCGTCCAACTTGGCTAAGAACCCTGATATTACACAAACCGTTCGAGCCCTATCGCGACGGATCATCTCTTCTCAAGCTGTGTCTCGGGAAGCTGTAGATGACATCCGGGCGGGCGCGGCTGAGTTTGCCTACGACGCAGATGAGTTCATCATCAACGTGGTCTTGGACGACGTAGATATGAGTACAGACAGCTCATACAGCAAGGCAGTAATGGATGACATCCGCTCGGTCAGGGGCAACGAGGTAGATGACATAGTGTCTTCTGTCCGGGCCAATGTTCGCGAGGCACTATCGTATGTATTGAATGGATTAGTCAGCGACGTAAATACCCGCCGCCGGTTCTTACCTTTGTTTACCTACGGCGATATGTCGAGGACTGTTAATAAGTTTGACGCGGCATCTCCATCATCCCGCTTTACTCTCGAGGTGCCTGCTGAGTTCGCTCAGGAGTTCGCAGACGACGTTATAAATAATATGTCACCAGCCTCAAGGAATGCGGCGGATAAGTTTACAGACGGAAACGTCGTTCCATATTTTGTAAGCTCATCAGAAGACGCACGGTTGGACGGCATGACATTCGTATCCCGCCGCCCAGAAAACACCACTTATAAAGAAGCTGGTAATATCATCGACCAAAGCTCTGACCCGGAACGCATGTCTCAGGTCGTAGATATTCTGACTGCAACGCGCAACTCTATCAACGAAATGCGGTTAATGGGTGACGTGTCACCGGGCCGCATAGAGGCGATGTATGCACGGGAGAAAGTGATACGCGAAGAGATTACCCGGTTGGGTTCTGTCGACACAAGCATCACTACCCCTGTGTTCATACGCGATGATAAGCCCTTGAACCTAACATCCAAGACGACGGTTAAGCAGCCGGACATCATGGAGGTTATTGCTCTTATCAAATCCAAGGAGCCATCGGGCAGACCATCTGCTTCTCGCGGCATTGAGAGCACTGTTGGTGCCTTCTCTCCGAACCAAATGTTTGACATGCTGTCGGACGCAGCGGGCGGCGCTCGTAGATTGCGGAGTGCTCTTCGCGAAGCGGGCTTCACGAGCGTAAATCTTCCCGGTCGCAAGGCTATTCTAAAAGAAGAGTACATGAAGCCTATTCGTAGCAACCTGTTCGACGATCAGGATGCAAATATGTCAGGCCTCAAGGAAGCTCCATCAGACATTAACGCTCACGTCGTTAAGGAAATGATGACCCGCGTAGATATGGGTTCAATGTCTTTCGAGCAAGCGTCTATGTCACTTGAGATCGGTGGTGTTCCGCGCAAGGCTTTGGACGTTATATCCAAGTCTCGTCGTGGCAGCACTATTAATGAGCAAGAGGGTATCGAGCTGCGTAAAGCGTGGAAGCACAACCTCTTAAACACCAACGCTCAGATACTTCGCAAGTCTGGTATGCCAACCCTCGCCGACTTCTTTGAGCCTAGCCGTGGTGGCGGTGGTCACTTCGAGCGTGTCTCCGCTAACATGGGCAAGTTTGTTATACCCATGACAAGAAAGCTGCGTGAACTTCCAGACGCCGGGAACTTCCTAAAGCGCTGGGTGGATAACGGTATTGGTCAGATGTATGAGGCGGGCGTTGATAGCGGTCGTCGTGTATTGCACATGGCGCCAATCCACAGAAGCAGTCAGCCAAATTCTCACAGAGAAATCTTGGACGCTCTACGAGATAGTAAGCGAATGAGCCGTCTGTCTCCGAAAGAGCTAGAGGTCTACGACTACTTGAAGACCTATCTTCAAAAAGCTCTGGTTCGCCTCAAGGAAACTGGCGCTCCTGTAGGCGAAATCATGGATAACTACTTCCCTCAGATTTGGCGGAAGGACTTAATTGAGGCTGACCAAGATCGCTTTGTCGACCTTATGCAGCGTTACTTCATAGCTGAAGCCAAGCAAGAAGGTTACGCTACGACAAGAGAAGCAGCGAAGGCCAAGGCTATAAAGGTTAAGAACCGTTTGGTTACGACGAATGGTGCTGATAGTTCCGATGTATTGGGCGAGTACAACATCTCTGCCGATACAGATGACAGCTTTGATTTCCAACGTCAGATACGCTTGGACAAGTTCCCTCAGTTTACCAATCCAAACGATCCGGCAAACAATCTCGCCGCTTTCCTTGAGAACGATTTGATGGCGGTAATGACAAAGTACAGTGACAGTCTCGAGCAACGTCTCGACCTGCAAAAGAACTTTGGTCCTAAGTCTATCGGCTACCACGATTACTTACTCGTACAGGATCAAGGTCTCGATGCAGTTACTAAGCTGTTGTCTACGGACAAGGTTCTTAGCCGAGAGCTGTCTTCTAATATAGCTACGGGACAGAGGGTTACAGAAAACAGAAAGACCGTTCTGTTCCACCCACCTTTCGCAGATGAAGTAGCGGCGCAACAGTTCGTTAAGGAGCTTGCTGGCAAAGCAAGAAATGGCGCGAGCCGCGCCGAGCTACAGCAAAGTTTAATGGCTCGCTTGGACACTACTGGCACACCTAGTGCAGAAGCGGTTCGTATGCGTAAAAACTTTGCTTACCGTGCAAAGGCTATCGCCGGCGCATTGCATGACAGCAATGGGTTCTTGAACGATAAGGGCCAAGTCGTACAGGTGGATAAGCAAAACATCTTGCACGCTGAAGGTTTCTTCCGCGCCACTCTTCGGAAGGACATCGAGCCTTCTGCTGGCAAAGTAGTAGACATGAAGGCGCCATCGAAGTTCCTTCGCTCTGTAAACGCTGTTACCTTGCTGGGCTTCACCACCCTGTCTTCAATGGGCGATTTGGTTTTGCCTCTTATTCGTACAGGAGACTTCAAAGCCGCTGTAGAGGCGTGGTCTAAGTTTATGAAAGACCCTGTGTCGGGCAGCGCTTATCGGGACATGATCCGAAATATTGGTGCCGCTTCTGAGAACATTACTCATCAGAGAATGACGAAGGCGTTTGGCGTAGACAATACTCGCTTCACGTCAGGGTTCTTTACCGGGACTTTGCTTACGCCTTGGACTGATATGAACCGCGATCTCGCCGCAGCCGTAGGCTACGAACACTTCCGGGCACAGGCACGCATCGCAATGGATGCGCCGAACACAAAGCAGGGTCGTATAGCAAAGAAAATCTTGGATGACGCAGGTTTGACGGAAGTTTATCGTAGCAATTTGAACCTTGAGGCTATCTTGCGCAGTAACGAAGTCGGAGAGGAGCATCCTTACCGTGAGGTTATTACGTCAGCTATTATTAAGATAGCAAACGATAGCATCTTTACTCCAAACGCCAATGATCTCCCACTTTTTGCTCAAACTCCTACGGGCATGATCTTTATGCAGCTCAAGTCATTCCCACTCATGATGACGAGGATGGGTCGCTTTGCATGGGAGGAGGCTACTAGAACGGGCGATACACGTCGCGTAGCTCCACTTCTTTACATGGCAGGTCTCGGCCCCATGTTCGGTGCTGGCGTAGCATTCTCTAAAGATGTAGTGCAGGGTCGTGGCGGTGAGGATAACCGTGAGTTCGCAGTTCGCGAACGTGCTCTCACCGACAAGTTCTCGTTTGCAGAAGACATGGGGCTGAGTGACAAGGCCGACCAACTAGGCGGCTGGTACATGGATGGACTGATGCAGATGGGTGGGCTTGGTCTGATAGGCCAGCTCATGTACGACAGCGCGGCTCAACTAGACAACGGAGCCTACGGCATGATGCGTGTGATGGAACTGTTTGGCGGGCCGTCACTTGGTCTCTTCAATGACACCTTCACCGTAGCGTCGGGTCTGCAAGACATGGCGTTCGATGCGCTAGGTGCCGAAAGCACAAACGCAAAAGAACGCGCTATGACGCGCGAACTATTTGGTAGAGTGCCGGTGCTCGGTGGCAACTCAAATTTCCGTGAGAGAGCGGTAGATAAGTTGGCTGGACCTAAGGGCGGTTAAGAGGCTGGCTAAGAACCTCGGATACTCGTCCGGGGTTCACGCCTACCCGGTGCGCTATCTCGGATAGGTGGGCCGTAGGGTCAGCTCGGTGCATAGCAATTATCTCTCGACGCTTTTCCGCCGTAAGCGGGGCGCTCTTAACGGGCGCTCTCTTGCTCACTTTACGGGACATGAGCATAAGCGCTGAAACCATCTTGGCCTTAATATGATTTTCAGTTGTTTGAGATATAGCGGCACGAAGAATGTCACGAGCTCTAGGAATGTTCGACGCCATCGTTGACCTCCATTGCCTCGTAACCCACGCCGACGTAACCAGCGATGTCAGTCCAACTGTCTAATTTTTTAGGGGATGTCGTCATGCGAGATAGCTTGACCGCTATCATACACATTGCGACCTGTTCTGGCCTGATCTCTGCACCATCCTTCAGCACGGGCCGTAGAATAACAGACATCATTTGGGCAATGTCTTTCATGTTCTCGGCTGGATCACCGTACTCTTGATTTCTGTCGGTGTTAATAATGACCTTCGCTGCGTCGATAGGTACGTCTCGTAATTTACTCATGCCTCACTCCTGCTATCTGCATTCTTATTGCCTCAACGTCTATCTCCAGCTCCGCGCATCTACAGCGCAGCTCTACGAGACGTTCTTTTTCATGCCGAAATTTTGTCTTGGCCCGGTGGAGATCATCGCCTTCGGGTAGTTCTACTATCCGTTCCTCGATGCTTTCTATCTCAGCTTCCTTGCGGATGATTGAGGTGCGTACCTTAGATAATTCCTGTAGTGTTTTCATTTGGTTACACCTTCGCCGTGGGCCTAAACTGTTCGTATTTTTCGCAAGCCTGTTTTTCTTGCTTGTTGGTTAGCTTGCATGTGAAACCACCATGTTGATCTGCGTAACTGTGTACGCAAAAACGACAAGCGGGAGAGAGGTCAGGTTGGCTCCAACAGCTTTCCCGTTTAAAGCAGCCTTTACACCGCCAGTCTTCGGGTTCCTTCGCTACTCTCTCCGCTTGCCCATCAAGCGCTTGCTGTATCTTGACATACATTCCGTCCCACTCTTCTTGATCGAAGTGGACAACTTCAGCGTGATATTGAGAATTATTCTTGCAATATGCCACGAAAAACGAGCGCTCAATTTTGAACATCGCCATCATCATAGTCATTTGACGATAGTACCTGCGATGCGAAACTTTAACGCCTGATGATTTGAACTTAGTAAAGTTAGCTAAGTTCATGGATTTGATTTCGAGAATGGCTGGTGGTGATCCATCTTCGAAATCTACGAGACCGTCGCTGTTACATACGACGTGGCCGTTGAGCCACTCCCGTCTGTGCTGGCGACCAGTCATATCGTCCTTTTCCCACACTCGTAGGTCAGCACGTTTCTTCAAGTCGTAGACTACCCAATCTTCGATCTTATGACCCGCGAAGAAAATCCTCTGGAGCTGCGGATCAATACGAACCTCTGGGTATCCGCGCAGGGATAGAGCCATGAGAGCGATGCAATCAGTACCGGCCATGCTGGCACCGATATAGCAACGGGCCTCACCACGATCTATCTTGGCATAACCCAAGTCTATATCGTCGAGAACCTTTTGTGCGATTGGGTCTACTGGGTGCATTAGAACGGTATCGCGTCGTCTAATTCAGCACCCTCAGTGGGCTTAGGTGCTTCGTAGTGGTAGTTTACTTTTGTGCGGGTCTTGTTGTTGTAGACCTCTTCCTTCACTCCGATACCTACGGCCTTACCCTTGAAGTAGTCGGGTGAGGGAGCCGCTTCTCCGTCATGACCTGTCATTAAAAGCAATTTCTTTAGTTGCTCTTTGCCGATCTTAACCGCCATTTCAGACGTAGGATGATTAAGCACAATCCACTGACGCAGGTTGCCGTCGCTATTTTCATAGGACAACTCCAACTGATGCGTCTTTGTGTTTTCGTTACTGACAACTTTTGCGTCAGTAATTGTGACAATATGCTTGCCCGGACCTAAAATCTTTTGCTGACTTACTTCAACGCCAGCTAGGTCTAAACCTTCTAATCCTTCCCAACTCATGCCGCTTCTCCTTTTCGTTGGTAATCTTCAAATTGTTTTTCAGTCATGTAGATGCGCTTCAATAAGTCAGTCACATCATCGGTGTCTTCGATTGGCGACAAGCGGCGATGCGCGTCACGCGCTTTGCCATGCCATCCTCTCACTTCGTCAGTCACGATGAAGCGCTTCACATCCACCTTTCCAGCTTGTTCTTGTGTCTTGCGTAGGAGGCAGAACACATGATCGAAAAGAGCTGGCGCCCCCTTCTGAATTTTCTTTTGAACAAGCGAAGGCCAGTAGTTTGTGACGCCGTTATCGTCGCTTTCCTCTACCGCCAGCGCAGTAATGAGAACGTGCATCGGTAGGTCACGAACCCACTTGAGCGCGAACGTAATCTTGCGCTCATAGTTGGCCCACTCTTCGAATGTGATATTGTCCTTACCTGATGCAGCCAGAACATCAGCAAAGCATCTTTGGGAAAGCTCGCTGATACTATCAATCGCAATCCATTTATAATCCTTCGCCTTAAAATCGTCGGACATAATATGGGACATGATCTGTTTGAAAGAGTAACCACCCTTGGGGTCTCGGTCAAAAGACGTGAAGGGAATATAGTCTATGTCGATATTGGCAATCGAAGATAAACCACTTTCGCCTGATAGGATTAGCCCTTTACCAAACTCTCGCTGGTAGTTTTTGATTTGGGTAGTCTTCCCAGCACCGTGATGTCCGTACAATAGAACCTTGGATGCACTGGAAACCGTACCGTCGTTCGTCTTCAATGGTGTGATTTTCATGTGTTCACCTTAATGGTTGGTAGGCCGCACTTAATTGTCAGCGCTTGTTTAAGCACCTCTTTCACCTCGGGGGCTGCGGCCTCGTATTTGACCCTCGCTACGGTGTAACTTGTAGATACGCACTCGGGCGTAGCATTCGCTGGATACAACGCTGATAGTTTAGTCTTATCCCACTCCCACTTCTCGGGCACCTTTAGGACAACCTGACCACCATCTATATCAATGACGTACTCACCGGGCTCTTCTGGAAATTCTGCGGCCAAGATTTCTTTATAGTATGAAATCTTTGTTTTTATTTCTTCTAACTCGGACGACAACTCGGCGTAACGTGAGGCAGTCTCGAATAAGCGCTGATCCTTTGGTTGCACATTCGTCTCTAGTTCGATGTCACCAAAGATAAATTTTTCCATTTGAGCGTAACCTTTTTAGTTTAGTGTGTTGTTATTTAGTTGTGTGTAGCGTATAGACAACAGCATGGCAATAGGAAAAAACAAAAAGATGCAATTTGATATTCAACAAATGCTCGCCGACTTAGGCGGCGCTGCTAACGTGGCCCGCTCTATTAAAGTGGGGCGCTCAGTTCCTTACGGATGGGTCAGGAGAAACTTTGTGTCTTCCGTTTATCTATCAAAAATTAAAGAGGAATGGCCCACGCTTGACCTCGATCAGTATTTCAAAAAGGAAGACGCACATGCAGAGGAACGAGACGCTTGATGCTGCACTCGAGTAC